ACGGAAGATTGCGGAAGGCAGTCTTGTAACCCTCTCCGGGGCTGTCAGTCATAAACTCATATGGCGCAACTGCGAATGTGTCCCACGCAATCGAGGGGCCAGCGCCCGCCCAAGTATTAATTGCATCAGCGAGGTTTGGTTGTTGTGGGACGCGGGGGTTTAAGAATCCGTTGCTGATATTAGGCCCGCCAAGGGCCAAGCTTGTGTGCATCGCACGATAGAACATGTCGCTATACAGAGCGAGAACACCGCTGGAATCAAACGCCCTAGCAATGCGGTCCTGTTCGCTCATTTCATTCCAAGCCCACTCAGGTGTGCGCAGCTTAACGCTGAGATAACCAAGAGCAAACATTGTCGAGAATCCAACAAACTGATTCTTCAGTTGGCCGTGCGCAGCGCCAGCAATCGTTTTGTTCAAAGAACCAAGCGTGTAGTTCATGAACTGGAATGGAAGAGATAGCAGGCCGTTCTCAATGCGGGCATAACCCCTAAAGTCCGCGTCCTCTTCCATATTAAATTTCCGCGCGATGCGCATTGGAATAAACGCAATACCATCAGACAGGAAAGGCCGATCAGCGGGAGTGCCGGAAATGACCGTGTTGGCAACGCTCATGTTCATTGCACCACGGAATCTGTCCAATGTTTCACGTGAAACACTAGAGCGAGATTTGAACTCAGCCATCGCAAGAGTGTTAATGCGATTCTCGTAACTAGCAGTAGCACCACGCATCCCAAACTTAGAAGGCGGGTACTCCATGCGCGTAATCTCGCGAATGGTTACAAAGTTAGACCACTCCTTTGGAGTTAGAAACGCATTCTCAGGAAGTGGATCAACGCCTCTACGGGTGGGATTTGCCCAAGATTGACGCTGGAAATCTACGTTCTCCAGAAAATCTACATCAACATATATTTCGCCAGCGCTCCTGTTGATGTGGGCGGGAATGTAACGACCACGAACAGTTTTGCCCGGAGGGTCGCCGTTATCTAAAAGCTCCAACACTCTAGCGCGGGTGGCTGGCAAGCTAATCCCAGACTCCCACGCCTCTGTATTTGCCATGTACATGCCGCCCTTTGAAATCTGCCAAGGGGCATCCGCAATCTGCCGCGCAGTATCCTCGTCAATATTGTATCGAGACAAGAAACGCATTTGATCAGGCGTTGCGTTACCCTTTGCAAAGTTCACCGCATAATCAATAATCGTGTGCTGGCGTATCATGCCATCAAGAGTTTTGGTTATGCTGGTAAGGGGGCCAAGACCGTTAAGAGTGTAAAATGCACTTCGCGCCTTATTCCAAAACTCACTCACGTTAAGGTCATTCGCCATGTCGTTGTCAAAGCGCATCCAAGCAACGCCGCGAAGCTGATCAATAGCCTCACCAGCAATACGAATTTCGTCTGCGGTAAGTTTGGCTGCGCTGCGATCAAGGATAGTTGTTAAGCTGCGAATAATTGTTCCCATCTCATGCTCTAAAATAACTCGCGCAAAATCAGGGAAAGCAGAAAAACCAGCGCTGCCCATAAAGTTAAAGCTAGCCCAGTTCTTCAGGCCAAAAGCAACCTTCTGGTTCAGGGCATCCGGGTTTCGCATGAAGGTTTGCGTCACGCGCTCATACATACCCAAGAACTCTTTGCGCGCCTTGTTGACTTGATCATCAGTCAAGCCATCGCGCATCATCTTGTATTCCATTTCAAACAATTGAGCATCAACGTCCTGCCCAAAACGCTTTCGGAACTCCAACTCAGGAGAAATGCGCGCAGTGTATGTGCGCATAATGGCTAGAGGGTTTTGCTGGATGTACTTCCAAACAAGCTCGTTGGGGATGTCTAGCTGACGATGCCGGAAGTGCTTTGCATTTCCATGCCCATAGCCAAGAGAGTCACTAGTGTAGCGGTCGCCCTCGCCTAGAATGTCATCAATGGTCTTTTGAACGCGGGTTTCTATCTCATTGCCAACCGTTGAGAGCCTGACCTGAGACCACTTTCTTGTACCGGGATTCCAATCCCAAACATTAGGATTGGCTCGATACCAATCCCTCAAGACTTGAGCAAAGCCATTCCGGTCAGCGCGGATTGCGTCTTGGTTATAGAAGCGGGGCAGAAATGGATCAGATATTCCAGAAGGAGGTATCTGAAGTTGCGCCTCATAAGAGGCATCTACGCTTGCGCGTTGTTGCTGCAATTCATCAATGCGGCCCTTAACTTTTGCAGCTAGCCGCGCATCGCCCGCAGAATTCAGACGCGCAAGATCAAGCTGCAAATCTTGAATGGTTGCATCAATTTGATCCAGTCTAGCTTTCAAACCTTTTTGCGTAGAAATCAGACCAACATCCTGAAGTTCTCGCTCGGCTCGCTTAAAGAAGTCGTCAATAATTTTGACTCCCTCTCGCTCTGCGTTGGTCAGGTTGGTAATTTTTCTGGTGCGCTTTTCATTTAGAGAAGTCATCCAGTTGTTGAAGTTGTCGCCATTTTTTCTGAGGTTGCCCAAAGCAACACCAACATCAACATCAAGCACACTAAGGTTTGTACGGTTCTTCTCTGAGCGGTAAACATTCAACAAGTCCCTATTCGCACGGAACCACTCTCCATTACGAACCATCGCGCGCTCATACACGGTAGCGCCAGAAGTGATGCCAAGCCTGTTCGCCATTGAAGATAGGCCACGGTCTCCAACAAGGTGAACCATCGCTTGCTTCATGTATCCGGGCATAAAATCAGACTGCATTACCCGCTTGAATGGCGTCGAGACAGCTTTGTACAACACGCTGTCTGTAAACATGTTGTCCATGAAACCCCAGAGATTGTCAGGGGTTGCACCCAGTTCCTCCAAGCGGCGCAACGCAATCTCTCTTTGAAAATCCTGACGAACAGCGCGGCGGCTTTCTAAGTTAGGGTCTTCTACGATGCGCTCATTTGGAGAAAGGCTCTCATTGCGGGCAGCGTTCCTTGCGGTAAGCTGATCTTCGCGCAACATATTGATGCTAAGACCACGCGCCAGCCGATCATCAGTTTCTGCGCCAAGAGGGCGAGATGCGCGCTGCCCAACCAATGCAATGTCATCAGGGCCAAGCGCAGACATTAGCTCCAAGTCTCTCGCCGCCTGCCCCTGAGCGCGAATTACTGCATTTGTTTGAGCCATTGCAGCAGCACGGCGGGTGAGTGGAATGCTTACCGCTGCGCCAATAGCGCCGCCAAACAAAAGAGAAGCGCCCAATGCGATAGCGCTCTCTTCTGCTGTTGCAACAGGGTCATACGCCTGACGACCCGTCTCCAGCACCGATTGTATGGCAAGAGCAGAACCACCAACGCGCAAAGCAGATCGACCCAAACCAACTGCGGGGCCACCAAAAGGCATCGTCAACAGAGTAACAGGATCAAATATTCCAGAAACCAAACCAGCGCCAATGTTGGTTCCAATGGTTGCCTGAGATAATCGCGCCCTGCGATCAACAGACTGATCGATCTGCATCCGCAATGCATTCATGTGATCTGGGCTTGTAGCAAATCTTAAATGTTCTGCGTAAAGCTCATAACCCTCCATGTCCTCATACGGATCATAGTCAGCAAAACGAGTTGTACCAAACCGCGCAGAGTTGGATACTTGATTTACGTAATGGTCGTACTCAAGGGCATAGTGAATCCCAAGAGCCTCAAAGAAACCAGTTCTTTCACCGGGGGCGCTAAAGCCACCAACGGGAGCAAGGGATAATCTGTTAGGATCAACAACCATTATTCACCCCGCCTAGTCTGCCGGATTAACGCCCTAAGCTCTCCCGAAAGCTCTGACGCCCTTGTATAAGCAGAGCGCCGCGCTTCCCTAACGTCAGGCTCCATTCCCCTAGATGATCTACCATTGTGGTCCCCAAAGTGAACTGGCTGCAAAAGCGTTTGCGCAAAATCAAGTGCATCAGAAATTCTGCCCTCAGAGACAGCAAGTTCTAACTGCTCGACCATGCGAGCCTCTTCACCGCCACCAGTATAAGCACGATCAACCAAAGCGGTTAGATTGTTAATAGAAACAATCGTTCTTTCAGATAGGCGCTCAGGATCAACGACTATCGTATCTGGAATATATTGCCGTGCAATTTGTTCTGCATCGCCAGCAACCATACCCAGTTCTAGCCCGCCGCTTACGGCGGCACCACCGCCCTGCAGAACAGCGAGAACACCTGCACCCTGTTCATCCAATGATCTAGCCGCTGATATAGCATCATCTTGCAGTCTGATTTGTGCCGCCTGAGCAAATGGCATCACATCAAAATCGTTGTACCCAAATGCTAAGGGTGCCAAGACAACGTCGCCATCCGTCGTCGCTCTTGGATACATTTGAATTTGTGGCGCACCAAACTCATCTATTATAGCCACGCCATAAACCACATCCGCAGGACTGGTGGCGTAGTTAAGCACAATCAATTTGGCATTCGGATTGTTGGCAAATGAAGTGGGTCGCCAGATTTCATCTGTTCTAGGATCAATAATCGGAGCCTGACCGTCAGATCGAACAGTCGCAGCCGATACAACTGCATCCGCAGCAAGCATGTGCGCGGCAAACATATTGTCTTCCTGTCCGGGATAAATACGCGAAAGGCCATACATAGTTCTGCCAGACCCACTAATACTTACAACGCGCTCATCTTCAGCAAACATCATATCCATGCGTTCGCTAATCGCATTGGTTAATTGCCGAGGGCCTGGAGGCATCCCGCCGTTTTCAATAGACAAATTAAACCAAGCAGACTGCGCAACTGCTTGAAGCGTTGGCCTCATTGTTTCATCTCTGTACTCATCACTAAAGTTCCGCATAAGCCACTGGCTTGGACTATTATCACTCCCGCTCGAACCACCAAGCTGCCGCCCATACCAATTTTGCATACTCTCAATAAACGCAGGGTCTTCTGCTTGACGCAACTCTATAGCCCGCGTTGACATCATGTCTTCCCGCACGGCAAGCGGGAGAGATGCATCTAGCGTTCTAGCATAGTTTGTCATTACCATATGGAAGGCTAGAACATCATCATCTAGACCCATCGCACCCGTACTAACTTGGGGGCCAGAGCCAGTGGATATGGTCAAAATGTCAGAAGTAAACTGCGCATAACTTAACCAGCTAAAATTAGGGTCAACAATTTGTCCCCTAGCAATAGCATCAAGACTGTTCTGAAGCGCCGTTGGCATCATCCCTTGGGACAATGCAACAATCATTTGCTGTCTGCGATAATCCTCCCCAAAGGTAGGACTGCGGGGGTCAAGATCGAAGTCTGGGTTTCCAATAAGATTGGATGGCAGATTGAGTCTGTCATCAACCATCTCTCGCACATCTGCATAAACGTCACTGTCCGGAGTTATTAAACCATCCATAGCCTGCTGAAGCATTTCTGCTTGATACTCAGCTTCGGCGCGACCCTCTGCGCCAGCCTTAGTTGCTTCAAGTGCTTGGGCTGCAATTGCTAAAAATGGATCTCTTTCAGGAACAAGAGAATTAGCCCTTTCCATTGCCTCAAAAACATTATTTGCAGCATCTTCTCCAAGCAAAGAAACCACAGCCTCACGGGCGTCTTCGCTTTCTGGATTAAGGATTTGGTTTTGAAGTGCGTTTCTTTGCGCAATATTTAGATCACGATACGCTATACGAAGCTCACGAAGAGCGGCGTTGCTGCTTGCCTGCGCAAGAAAAGAAGCAGCATCTCTTTCTGGAATCCCCTCCACAAGAACTTCTAATTCTTGCAAAAGACCCCCAACGTCATCCCCCTCAGGCAGCGAGTTGACGCTCGTAATTAAGGACTCAATCTCATCCCTTTTGTCTGCAAGCGCCTCTAACTGTCCTTGCGCTTGCAGAAAGCCGATTTCATCTCGCGATTGCGTAAGGCTTGTGGCAACTGCATCAAGTATTTCTGCGTTGCCAGTTTCGGTCGCAAGATTAATTATACCCTCAAAAGCATTCGCCGCCCTACTGTCAGTGCCATATTCATTACGAATAATCTCTTCGAGACCGTCAGTATTGCCGCTCTGTAGGGCAAGAATTACAGGGTTAAGAACATCTGCATTAGACGTTGCTTGTATAATTTCGTCAGTCGCGCTGTTAACAAAAATACCTAGTTGCTGATCAACTACGGCAAGAGCGCTCCGCCTAACAGTATCTGGCACCCCATCGGGCAGACTTTCATCAAGTTGATTTAAGGTATCATTGATAAAATTACTCTGCTCGATAATTTCTGAAGCAATTACAGCGCCGCCGTTTGGAGCATCCATAATTCGACCGACTCGAGTTGCATAGGTGCGAGCGTCAAAGTCAGAATCAATTGACTCCATCGCATCGCGAAGTTGTTGCCGAGCCTCAAACTCCGCAATAACTTGAGCAGACCTAATGCTGCGCTCAACATCAGTGCGAATGCCCTCGCGCTCTGAGTAAGTAAGCTCCCCAACCGCAGAACCTAGATACGCCATCTCTGGGAAGTCTGCGAGAACAGATGCATCCCCAGTAATGAAGGCCATGTTTACAGCATTAATGCTTTCGGCAGAGTTTCCAGAACGCCTCAAAGCATAAGCAGCCAAGCCCTCAGCAATCGCCATGCGAGAACCGCGTTCACCAACCACTTCACTCGCATCAACAATGCCAGCTAAACGATCAGTCTCACCACTCGCTTCGTAGCCAGCAGCCAGCACCTCGCCAATCCCAACAGCGGGACCAAGCGTTCCAGACGCCTCTATCACGCCAGAAGCAATAGACTCTGGAGAAGTAGCCGCAGCGTCGGGACCAAGCCGAGCGTAGGTATCTGTAAGCAGATCGTATGCAGCGGCACGTCTTTGGCGAGAATCACCACTAGCAGCGGCGCGCTCTCTGGCAATTTTGCGCGCAGTAAGGTTTGCAGTAGTGCGCGTTGTATAGCTAGTCCCCATGTCCGTAATCATAGAAGACCACATTCCAGTGGTCTGACTGGACATCGAAGCAATGTAGTCATTCATCGCAGTGCGATATGACTCAGGGTTATCCGCAAACTGTTCCGCTAGAACTGTGCTGCGCGCTCGAATTTCGTCCTCAAGGCTAGCCGTATAACGATTGCGAACAGTACTCTGGTAGGCGTCACTAGCAATTCGACCATATCCAGAAGGTGGCTCATAAACCTCCGGCGCTCCAGTCTCAGGATTTATTGTCAAAAGACTAGCGGTCTCAATAGCCTGACCAGCCTCTAGACCCGCCTTCTCAGCTTCTTCAGCACCATACTGATAGAACATATTAGCAAGTCTATCGCCCTCCTGCTGGAGCGCTTGACCAACAACCCTGCCGCCCTCTGAGGCGCGCGCAATGCCAATGGGTCCAATCTTAAATTGCTTCTGCTCACGAATTACAGGCATGTCAGGATGGCCTCATTGTTGGTCGTGGACTTGTCGCCGGGGCATTTGATTGCAAGGCCATTTCGGTAAGGCGGATGTCTTCATACTTGTAGACAGCGCCAACCATTGACGACACCGCGCCAACAACACCAGACAGCATAGCAGCGCGCCCACGCTGTCGTTCAGCAGCAGCCTCTGCTTGGTATCGAGCGCCTTCCATTTGCTTCTGAAACTCAAGGCGGCGAATATCAGCGCCAACGGTTTCCTTCTGCTTTTCAAGAAAAGCAGCTACAGAAGTTGTTCGCTTGTTTTGCGTAACATCAACGTCTCGCCCCGTAGAGAACATAAACGCTATGTTAGAAGACAGGTTGTTGCGGAATAGTTCCAGCCTGTCGTTGTGGTTTTGTGCAGCCTGAGTGTCACTAACTACTTTCTGGGTTTCAATATTAAACGCATTAAGCTCAGAGGCTTGCTGCTGCGCCGCACCAGCCATCAAGCTACCAGCAGCAGAGATTGCGCTACTTGCGATAAAGAGTGCTTGGAAAACCATTAGACTATAAGCTCCGCGATGAAGCCGTTAACCTGCAACGGCAGTGGTTGCGATTGCGTAATGGTCACTTGTGGGTCGCGACCATACCCAAGAATGTAAAACTCTTTCTTCCCATCAAAAGACGCTGACGGGTTGTACGCCGTTCCATTGACTGTCACGGACCTCGAACCCCTTAAGTCCAAGATAGCAGAAGAGATACCACGCGGGTCTCCAGTAACAAAGCCATTGCCCACATTCACATCGATTGGATTGCTAGTAAGCTGAACGTTGAACGACTTGCCGACCTCAAAGAAGTTGTAGGTTGATGTGTACGCAGAAACATCAAATCGTATCTTGTAGTCCGAGCCATCCAAGTAACTTTCAGCCGCAATTGTTCCAATGTAAATTGGCTCACTGCCAGATGATGCATAGCCAATAAGAGAACAAGTCTCAGCATTTTGGAACAACTGGCTATCGGCTGGATAAAGATAAGAACCAGAAGCTGCACCATATGTGCTGAAGTCTGTGTGGTAATCGGCAAAAAACTCACAGAGAACCAACCAGTTCTTTTCCGCTCCATCAGCAGGATTTGTACAATGTTCCCACGCAAGGCAGAACAAGCGATCATCAATGGCAACGACAGACTCAAACCCATAGGTGTCAGACCCGGAGGTTACTCGCATCCAGCCAGCGCGCTTTTCCGATCTATTTGATCCAAACAACGCCAATTCACCATTAGCCATCACAATGGTTGCGTATGATTCAGCCTCTTGGAATGCCCCATGAACAACGGCAGAATCTTTTGGATCGTTCAAAAGATGAGATGCAATCGTAGACACAGCCGTTGAAGTGTATGCTTCCTCAGTGTCTGTGTAGAGATATTCTCTAGCAACCTTACCGCCAGTTTGAATATAGAGAGTTGCGCCATCAAGCGGCTGCGGCTCAACAAATACAATTCCATATGGCGTTTGCTGCCTGATCTGCGCATTTGTCGGCGTTACAGATTGGTTAAGGTAAGTTGGAACGTATAGCTCAGATGATGCCGTAAAGATTTGCAGGTCGCGATTAGACACCAAGTAGCGAACCTCGTTTACCTCTCCAGTTGCGGCAGTCAGAACAATGGCATCTGCGTCAGCGCCCTCTCCAACATTAAAGTTAAAGTACTGCCCGCTCTTGCTCATAAATACTGTATCAGGTTGCGAGATAGTTCCGGCAAAAACCAATCTGTTTTCGTGAAATACAACAGCACCGGGGTAACCGCGCAGTGCAGAGAATGACTGCTCCGCCCAAAGAGCTTGAGCGCCACCATGAGCAACCGATACATAACCGCCAAAGTCTTCATGGTCAGTAGCATTGTTACTGCCACCAGCATTGAAAACATAAGTGTTCTCATCAATTACTTCTTGGATAGTCCTGACGCCATTAATATCACCCCTGTTAATCCCGTTAGGGGCATTGGAATGGTAGAACTCGACCGTATTGCCAACATCAAGACCATGATTGATGTGTGTTACCTCAATCTCATCTTCGCCCTCCCTAGTGCGGAAGGGATTTAGAATAGAAAGACGAGTGCGTATTTGATATAACGTTGCACCCTCATCATCGTAGGTGCTTACAATCTCAGCAGTGCATTGCGTTGCAGACTGTACGCTAAGAATGTTTAGCTCACTGTCGCCTATAACGAGACGAATACCAACATGTAATGAGTCAAGGTAGTCACCGCCCGTCTGCGACCCAGTCGTATCAAAGTATGATTCGCTACTCGTAAGCGTGATAGAGCCACCAGACACATGCTCATAAGCGCTAGGCGTAATTGTTACGCCAGAACCATGAAACGATGTGTATGGCTGATAGGTGTTACTGTCATCTACAGAAGAGTCAAAGCTATACGTCTGAACCTCAAAGTTAGTTAACCCAGTCCGAACAATCATGCGCGGAACAAACAGCGGGTGACAGACAAACATCACATCCCCGTACTGGGCGTGAGTGTATTCGTGCAGGTAGTCTGCATCAAACGGGAGAGCATTTGTATTTACGTCTTGCGTAATAGTTTGAACGAAAGACATGCCACCATTAATGACACGCCAAATGTCAATCTGCGCATTGCTAACAGCAATAACGTATCGCTCATCGTCAGAGAATATAAAGTGGAACAACTTGGCCTGCATCCTTTTCGATGCATCATAATCAATAGCCAAGTGGTCATAGGCCCGCAAACCAAAGCGCCGCTTAACGCCGCCCTCAGCGCGCACGGTCATGTTCTCAATACGCTGTGCAGAGGACTGATAGATAGGCGTATCAGTCCGCATGATTACCGAGTCACTAACCTCTCCAAAGGAGAAGTTGCTCATTGGAATGCGAACTTTTTGCATTAGCTTCGCCTTTGAACCAAGAACCTCTGCGTATGTAGCTTGCGGCTGGTTTGCTGTTGGGAATCAATCTGTCGCGCCTTCATGAAGGCAAGCTGCGCACGTTGATCCATTAGCTGAGACATGTTGCCATCACGAGCAAGTGTCATGGCAAAAATAGCCGCAAGAGAAAACTGAACGCCCTGCTTGAACATGGAAGGCCACGCCGATTCGTCAGCCCTAGATACATAATCCAAGACCAAAGTATCTGTTGTCGCCGCATTACAATAAGCGCGGTCTCCGTAAATGTCATACTCAATTGGGTTGTCGCGAACAGTGATAGTTTGCGCAATCACCATGTCTGCTGGCAACTTGTAAGATGCATCCCATCTACCCTCAGGCTCTACAGACATACGAACAAGGTCTCTTTGCTTTGAAGCAAAGCGCCATCGATGCGTCGAAAGGGAAGATATAACAGTGTCTTCATACACCGCATTAGCTACGTTTGCTTGCGGTGTGCTATCAGTAAATGCCTCAATCACCTCGGCACCGATAAGGTACAGGGCATTGTTGGCAATCTGAAGGGCGGAGTCGGCTACATCGGGCATAGCAGATTAGGGGGGCCGAAACCCCCCTATTCCTTAGTTGTTGTCGAGGACTTCGTAGATACCGTTGCTATCAATAACAACAGCACCCATCGACATCATCGACGTTGCAAGGTGGGAGACCTTCTCTGCCACATAGTTAATTTCGGTCTGAACGTCCGAGTTAATTCCGAGGCCAACCGAGGTGGTGTGGTAGGCAAAGTTCTTGCCGCCCGCGACCGCCGAGGTCGAGAAGATTTTGAAGCCCAAGAATTCCTTCATGGTCATGCCACCAGCGAAGGGAAGGTTCTGCGGCCCAACATAGTCAGACGATGCAAACTCGTTAATAGTAAACAAGTCAGCAAAGCCAGCAGGCGACATCGCAAGATAACGCTGCCCATCTTCGGGAATGTCGGCAGTGCCAAACGTTTCGAAGAGGGTAAGCAAGTCAGCTTTATCAAGCGCACCAGTGTCATCTGCAATCTGCGTGGCGTTTGCGCCAGCGTCCATTGCAGTGATGAGAAGCTCGTCCGTCTTCCGACCAAGAGCAGCGGCAGCAGACTGAGCAACAGCCTGACGCTCGTTGATATTGATCTTCAGTTCGTCCAGCTTGTCGATGTATTCGGCGGCATAGTAGTCAGCCATCGTTGCTTCGACGTTGGTGTGCGTAAGCTCCATCGGAGTCACGTTACCATTGCGGGATTTGGTGGAGGCAGAGCCAGTGCCGATCTTTTGGAATCGTGCAGTCGAACCCGTCACATTGGTCGAGCGAACAGTGTTCCGCAGCTTGGAACCCATACGCTGATAAGCCATGTGAACTTCGGTTTCGAACTGCTTGATAAAGGCTTGGTCGATAGTATTTGCCATTGTCACAGTCCTGAGTTGAAGTTTCCTACGGGTGTCCGCTCTTCATCCTCAACGCGAGTATCCCTTACGGGGTCGCTCAGTGAACTACGGGCCGTTGACCAGAAGATAACTCAGTTTCATCTTCCGAGCAATAGCGCACAGCCCTGACAATTTGCTGGCCGTTCTGTTCATATCCGAACTCAGGATGAAACTCTAACAACGCAAGCCACTGGTGAATCATCACGCTCTCAATCCAGACATCGCAATTCAAGACTGGATAGATGGAATGATAGAACTGGATAAGGTCAGTAGATGCGCGAACAAAGCGAACAAACTGCTTCTTCATGTCTTTGGTAAACAATGCCCACATCATTCCCTCACCGTCATCCATCGTATGAACGCCAGTCAGGGCAAGGACTTTACCATTTCGAACAACTGCATAGTTGCCGGGTATATCAACAAAACGAAGCAAAGACTTCTGCGGGTCTAGTTCATATACCTCGGCAAACTCTTTTTGATTCTCTACGCTCATGTTGGCAACAAACTCATACACATGACGCCCCGTCATTGTGAGTAAGTCCATGCCGCGAGATGAGAGAATTGGATTATCCATACAGCCTGCTAAAGCCCTCTTGAACTTGCTTGATGTAATTCGTGTCACGTTTGGCTGGATTCCAGTAACGCTCATCTTGCATCATCTCGCGAAGAGAGGCTTCAGAAATTCCACTAGGAGCAGAAGACTCAGCAGAGAAGCTTCCATCCTTCATGGCTTCCATGATGGCCTCAACAGCTAGAACACCTTCATGCGTTTCAAACATGCGCTCTATTGCTGGCAAAGCCTCTTGTGGAACATGCTTAGTTATAAATATACTAGCCGCCTCGATGCGCGCTTGAGCATTCTCTCCAAGCTTTTTGGTTTCAGCTTCTAAGTCCGGCTGCATTCCTTGCGAAGCCTTGGCATACATCTCAATGCCTTGCTCAAACTCTGCCTGAGAGAAGCCATTCTCAAATGCATGATCAGCCCACCAAGACAAAAGATCGTTGTCTACAGACAAATTTTCATCAACATACTCAGGAAGCTGATAGTCACCCTTGCTCTCTGGTCGCTCAGAAAAAGCTTCAGCCTGAAGCTCCTCAACAATTTTAGTGCGAAGATCAGATTCTTTCGCGCCAATCTTTGACTCAAGCTCTTTGTAGGCTTTAGCCAAGTCTTCTGGAGATTTGTATTTCTCTGGAAGCCACTCAGGTCGCGGCGGTTCCTGATCTTCCGCCGTTACAAAGTCGCGCTCTTGAGATTGCTCTTGAGTCGCCTCCTCTGCTGAAACATCAGCATCTCCCGTAGAAAGTAGCGAGTCACTCATTTGTTTTTACTCCTGTGACCATGAGCAATGCGTTGCTCGATCAAGCCAACAATATATCGCTGGCCCTCTACATGCCTCAACTCTTCCGTAGAGACATTTGCCCCATGAACCATCTCAATGGTTATGGAGCGCAAATACTTTAGAACTGACTTCCCGGTCTCAGAGGAAAAGATTAGCGCAATATTTTGGCTAATTTCAGAATCTCTCTCTGGACTTCTAGATACGCCATCAATGCCAATATTAACCTTGCGCTGGCGGTCCATTACTTTGCTCTCCCATTTGCTGCGCTTGTGCTTGCTGCATCATCATCTGCTGCTCCATCAATTGCTGCGCTGCCTCAGAAATTTGACGACGCTGATCCTCATCTCGAATTAAGGTATCTGGAACGTTGAATAGCTCTGCTAGGTGAATTGCAGTTTTTTCTGGGTCGATCAAAACGCGCAACATGTCAGGCCCAAAGAAGTTGCCGATTGTTTCTAGGTATCGACTAATCCCAACAATGTCCTCGTTGGACTGCGCCTGAGCCAACGGAGAAATAGAACGAATCTTGATCTCACGACCGTTGACCGTTGGAAGCTCAATGCGACCCTGCTTTTTGAGAATGTATATAACACGCTGCAAAACAGGCTGAACCATCTCAGATTGCAGCCTGCTAACCGCAGCGCCCATGCGACGGGAAAGATCAGCCATACGCTCCGCAACTTCCGTTGCCGTGGCAGGCGTTTTGTTAGGGTCTGCAAGCATGTCCATAAACAGGTTCTTCTTAATGTCCATGCGATGTTTCTCATAGACAAACTGAGAGAACTCCAAACGTCCAGCAGCATTGATTGGCTGAAGGCCAGCGCTACCCATAGCCTTTGGTATGATGGTCCCCGGCACAAGATTTATGGTGTCAACATTTATGACGCCATCATCTTCCATCTGATAAATGCCGCTAACCTGCATCTGCGCATTTTCAAGCACAAGCTGCATAACCAAGTTAACAGTCTTGATAGCAGACAAGGAGTTAAAGACAGGACCGCGCCCATAGATTTCATTGTTCGAGGTAGACCAACGAAACGCAATAAACGGATTAGAACCAATGCCCGTAAGCTTCTTGTAGTGCAGTACAGTCTTTGTCGTTTGACAAATTGCATAATACAAAAAGGCGGTTTGGTTTTTGGCGGAGTAATCTCGGCAAACAATTTCCAGAACATCTGTCGTGTCGTTGCCGTTCATGCGGCCAAGAACTTTTTGATCGAACTTTTGCGCTGGATAAAGTTGACCGAGCATATCAAAGCGAATGCCCCGACGCTCCCTGAAGATGTGATCTACAGCCTCATCTGGTCCAATATCCAAAACGATCCTTGGCAAAGGTATAGACACAAAATTAAGAGGATTAAGAGAATCCCCTTCCTCGACAAGCAAGACAGCAGTACCAACCGCAAGGTCTAAGAAGCACTCATGGATTGATTGAGAGAAGTTTGAATTTTGCAGGATGTCAAAGACATACTGCGTAATCTCATCAAGCTCATTATTGATGCGGTCCCGATCTTCTGGGGGAACTTCCGATCCAGCAGAGAACTGCGCCCATCGAGCATAGTTTGGAACTATGCCAGACTGTAGTCGAGATGCAAACTCTTGCACCCCAACAACAGCGGTCTCATCAAAGATGCGGTCATCTCTACGCTGACCATGCTCTTCATAGTAAAACGACTCTCGCTGCGGCAGAGTGTATTCATAGCACTCCTCGAAAAGCGGGACAAAGCGTTCCCGTTTTGCCTTAGCCCGATTGTATTTTTCCATATACCGCTTTGCGGTTGAGTCGTCTGAGTAGTCCATTAGAACCTACTTGCGTAACCAGAGCCGATAGACCCCGTGAACAAAGAACGACGACCCATGCCGCCACGACGACCTGCACGAACTGTTCGTGAAGATACAGCGTCAGAAATATCTTCTCGTTTTTGAACGGCGCGCTCTTCAAGAGCAGCGCGCTTTTCTTCTTCAGCCGATTGGCGTTGCGCTTTTGCTGCTGCTTTTTCCGCCGCAGATGGTCCGAAACACATAGCAGCCTTCTCCTATCTTGTAAGTCTCTGCCAGTTTCCGGGCTTTGACTTTGGCTTCGTCATGTCAAACACATTAAAGTCGCGTTTGGCAATAGTTGGTCTCGCAGGTCGCTGAGTATTTAGAAGCGCGCGACCCTCTCCAGCCCCCAATAGCATGTACTGAAGAGCATCATGAATGTGACTATACATATTCTTATCGGGTTTGTCAGCATACCGCTCGCCGCTAACTTCCATTCGCTTGTAGGCATACCCACCCTCGAAGCCCTTAATCAGCATTGAGCAACGACGATCAATTAAAAAAGCAGGCTTACCCTCGACCATCTTGTTAAGCTGAGCGGCAACGGCCTCAAGTCTTAGGTCAACGGAGTTAGAGCCAGCGGGGAACGCTCGAAGTCCAGCGCCGCGAAGAATCTGGAACGGGGTAGACTCGTCAGTCTGAGCGCGGAAGTCACCAGCCGGATCGCCATAGATGATAGTCTCAGAGCAGGCATGGAATCGTGTCGCAAGTTCATTGCGCAAAACCTCAGCGAAACGAACGATTCCCATATCAATGGCAACAACCTCGTGCTGCACCAACCAACGACCCCTAATCTTCTGACCAAACGTGGCGGAAGGGGTAAGGCCAAAGTCCAAGCCAACATAGATTGGCAGGTTTGCAGCAACAGGAAGTTCTTCTTTTGCGATGTGAGCTTCTGCTGAGAAGGAAGGATACACGGGTTTCCCCTCCTGAATCATGCCGAGTCGGTTCATCACATACACATCAATCCATGATTTCGTCTTACCCTGAATCAAGTTTGGGTAGTAAGACTTCATCATGTTCTGACGGTTCTCAGCCTTGCCGTTTGGTTTGTAGTCCTCAATGCCACCGTCTTCGTTCTTCACCTCAAGCATTCCCGGAGGCTGCGTAAAGAACTCCCAGTTGTCTGGCTTGACTAACATCTTTGCTTGTTCACGCGGGATGTGATCTGGAATCGGAACCTCACCCGACATGATAGGCCACCAGTGGTCCTCTTCAGGCGCGTTAGTGTCAGCAATTACGCCAGTCCACGAAGGCCCGCCCTCACGCATAGAGGGAAAGCGGCCAACACGCATAGTACAGGCGTCAATGATACTCTTGGGAATCTCTCGCGCCTCGTTGATCCAGATGCCAGTAAGTTCCAATGACAGGAGCTTCTTCACATCTTCTGGTCGATCTAGCGCAAGGAAGATGACCTCAAGGTCAATCTCACCCTTCTTGATATGGTGAGTGTAGGGAACCGACCAAGTGAACTTGCCCCACTCATTTTCTGGAAACCAGTCTAGCCAAGTCTTGATCGTTGTCGTTCTTAGCTGCGGGTTGGTGTTTCGAATGATTGCCCATCGAGAACGGCGCAATCCTTCTTCGTTCTTCTGCTGCTGTAATGCGCGGCGGAAAACCTCAACACAGCAAGCAACAGACTTGCCGCTACCAACTGGCCCGCGAATGCCTCTGAAGAATGTATTATCCTTCATGAAGCTTTTCAGAACTTCGCCATCAGGTTTGTACTTGAAATCTACCAATCAAGCACCTTGCGGTCTTTCCCCGCCTTGATCATGCCAGCGGCAACTTCCGGGCCTAACACCTCAATCATTTTGTCAGCCTCATAGTCAGTGACAAAATCTTTTGGGTGGTGCTGCATATGAACCTTCTTCACTACAGCACGAAGCGTGTCCCGCTCACTTTGACTTAGTGCGTTTAGAAACACTTGGCTTCCTCTTTGTCTCCGTTACCTTTTGCTTAGAAGGTGGTGTGGGTTCAGGGGTATCGATCCAAACCAAACGTTGGGACAGCGGCGTCCGCGTCTTCCCGGTGTAGGTCACACCAGCAAGCTCATGCGTCTCGCCATCGTAGACCTCGCCATTAATTGCGCGCGCCCAAGCCATCAGCCCTTCTCCTTCTGCAACTTGTCCAGCATACGCTTCGTTACGGGCGACTTGATCTTGGTTGCGCCAGTCTTGCGCGCATACGCCTTCGCCGCCTTCATACCTTCCTTGGTATACGGAAAGGTCTTGCTTCCCACCTTTGGCATTAGCGATACCTCTTCGTTTTCTCAGCTACATCTTTAGGCTGCTTGGCAAACTGCTTGCCCTTCTTGGCAGCAGCCCGCTTCGCCGCAGTCGTCCGACGATACTCAGAGTCACTCAAACTCTTGATCGCCTTCTCAGGAAGATACCGCTCACCAGTAGCCTCACTGCCCTGAGTAGAAGGCTTGCCACTCTTGGTGCGCCACTTCTGCGCAGTCCACCGAC